CGAAACTAGATGTTAAGGATTCTTTTTCTGAACCAGCTAAGTTCATATATGAAATTATATGCGACTTCTACGACAAAGATACGTCAATATCTTTTGTTGACCTAGAACTTGTTGAGAAGCGTATTGAAAGAGAGCTACCAAAACAAATAGATTTATATAGAAATATTCTGAAAACTCTAAATGAAACTACTTCCCCAGCAAACTTATTGGATGAAGTTATTGCTCTAAAGAAAGACTCAATTTCTCGAGAACTATCATCATTATTGCTGACACAAAAACGTACGGGCGTACTTGACTTAATGGAGCAATATAAGGATGTTGAAAATGCAATCGTTGATGATGAAGAAGACGAAAGTTTATTGGTGGGAGCAAGTGTATCTGAAGTTGTAGAATCATTAAAAAATAAGAACAGAATCAGAATGTGGCCTAAGGCTTTACATGAAGCTACGGGTGGAGCTATGAAAGGAAATAATGTTCTTGTATTCGGAAGACCTGAAGTAGGCAAGTCGTTATTTATTATTAATATGGTCGGTGGTCTGCTACATGATGGCTATAAAGTATTATTTATAGAAAATGAAGACCCAGCGAAATCAACAATGTCTAGGCTTATTTGTAGGTTAGCAGAAAAACCTATAGTAGACGTTATTGAGAATCCTGATGAGGTCGAAAACGTAGTAAAACAAAAGGGCTACGATAATTTAATACTTAAATCATTATCCCCAGGAACTTTTAGGGATATACAGAGTCTAATCGACCAACACGGGGTGGATGTTGTAGTAATCAACCAACTCCGTAACATTTGGGTAGGTAAAGAAGGTAGGGTGGAACAGATGGAGATAGCCGCTACATCTGCAAGAAATCTAGCTAAGAAGAATGATATCTTAGTTATTGGAGTTACCCAAGCGGGAGATTCGGGAACGAATAAACTGCGATTAGAGATGGGTGATATAGATTTCTCAAATACTGGAATGCCTGCCCAAATGGACTTAATTGTAGGAGTCGGATCTAATGAGGAATACGACAGTAAATCGTGGAGGATGATATCTCTTCCTAAGAATAAACTTAGCGGAGAACATTTATATTTTCCAGTTATGGTAGATACAAAAACTAGTAAAGTAACCAGCATATGATGAATTTTAATATACCTGAATTTGTAACTAATCCAAATCCTGATATATTTGAATCAGATAATTATTTGGTATTCGATTTTGAAACAACTAACTTAGATAAAGGAGACCCGTTAAATGAAAATAACAATGTCTTACTCATTGCGTGGAAGCGATCAGGAGATGAGCGAGGAGTTTTCGTTCACCATCCCAAACCAGCCCACATCGAAGACTTTCTTGAAGAAGTGGCAAGAGCTGATTTCATTGTTGCACACAATGCAAAGTTCGAGCTTGGATGGCTTAAACGCCTCGGAGTCAGACTTGAACAAACACTTCCCTTTTGTACACAATTGGCAGAATATGTACTTCGCTCCAACAGAAGAGGAAGACTCTCATTGGAAGAATGCCTCAGACGAAGAGGAATGGGAGGAAAAGAATCAATAATTAGTGCTATGATGGACGCTGGAATATGCCCTTCAGAAATGCCTGAAAATTGGCTCAAAAAGTACGCTAAAACGGACGTAGAGCAAACACACAAATTATTCGAACACCAGCGCAGGGAATTATTTAAAAAGGGCTTAGAGCGTGTTTTTTATACGAAGTGTTTGCAGATACCAGTTATTGCTGATATAGAGTTTAATGGTATGTGTTTAGACACTTCAAAAGTTAAAGAAGTATATAAACATTCAGTATCAGATTTACGAGCAGTGGAAAGACAATTAGATGAATTTACTGGTGGCCTTAATCCAAGAAGTAATAAACAAATGGCTGAATTTATTTATGACGAACTTAAATTCGCTATACCGAAAGACCACAATGGTAATGAAATAAAAACCCCGAAGGGCGAAAGAAGTGCTTCCTCTGTGGTAATATCGATGTTGAAAGCAAAGACTAGTAAGCAAAAGAAATTTATTGAACTAAAACAAAGGCAGGTGAAATTAAATGCGCAAGTTACTAAATCTCTTGAAAAATTTAATGAATGTTGTGAGGAAGGAGAAGGTATCCTCCACGCCTCTATCAATCAAACAGTTACTACTACTGGCAGGTATAGCTCAACTGGAAAAACATACAAGTGCCAGTTCCAGAATGTGGATCGAGGATTTAAACGATTATTTAGAGCAAGAAAACCAAGCTGGTTGGTGGGTGAAGCTGATGAAGCACAATTGGAATTCAGAGTCGCTGTCTGGTATGGACAGGATGATCAGGGACTTCGAGATATACAGGGAAATTTTGATGTTCATTCGTTCACAGCTGATATTATATACCCAAGAGAAAGGGATCGATCTATCGCAAGACAGAATGCAAAAGCGCATACATTTAAGCCACTCTATGGTGGAACAAGCGGAACACCATCTGAGAGACGTTATTACAGAACGTTTACTGAAAAATACGGGGGAATCACTAGAGAGCAAGATAAGTGGGTAGACCACGCCGTAATAAACAAAGAATTAACACTTCCTACGGGGATGAAGTTTTACTTCCCCTCGTTGAAGGTTACACATACTGGTTATGTTGAGGGTAATACATCAGTTAGAAATTATCCAGTACAATACTTGGCTACTGCTGAGATTGTACCAACGGCACTAGTACATGCTTGGCATTGCTTAAAGAGTGCAAATGCTGAGTCTTTTATCACAAATACTATACATGACTCTATTATTTGTGAAGTACATCCAAATGAACGGAACTTATTCATGGATGTGATGTCTGAGTCTTTACAGGATTTTCCTGTAAAATACATGAAGAAATTATATGGAATTGATTTCAACATACCATTAAAAGCTGAAATTAAAACTGGAACTCATTGGGGGTCTTAATATGAATACAGCAGAAGGGGTCGTAGAGACCATAAGAGCTGGCAGAGGAGTATCTGCTTCTATAAGCGGTACTTGGTACGGAGCTGGCTTTGATGTAACTAAACTACCTTTTAAAGAAGGTAATACCATTAAATTTGTTTATACTGAGAAAGGAATCTATAAAAATATAGATTTAAAATCAGTGGAAGTTACGGACGCTTCCGAAAAAAGCAACATGCAGCCACAGGCAGCTCCTAAGCAAAAGGTTACTGCTGGAGCAACTGTTACCAGAGACTCATACTGGTCTAACAAAGAAGAAGAGGACAAGTTACGTTCTAAAGAAATTAGATATGAAGCATGTCTTCAAAGAGCAATTGCTATGGTTGATTTATTAATTACTTCTGGAGCATTAACTTTAGGTGCTAACGCTAAAAAGAAAGTAGAGATAATTGACAGCACAGTGGAAGCTTACACTTGTAAATTTTATGAGGAAGCTACTAACGCTAGAGATGGGGCATATGATGCTCCATCTGTAGATAATTTGAACCAAAATTTAGGAGAAGAAGCATCGTATGAATAGCAGATACATAGAAGAAACTTTAGATTATAAGTTGGTTGTTCAACAATCAATTGCATCTAAAGTAAATGGTCATTTAGTTTATGCTATAGTAAACAAGGAAACTGACGTAATAGAAGCTGAAGTACCTTTCTTAGTACAAGGATATGAAGGTTTGTATGAGATGCAAGATAGCTTAGATAAGTGGAGAGATAAGTTTGAAACAAAGAAAACTAATGAAGATAACAAAGAATCAGAGATCTTGGTAAACTAAGATGAAAGCATTGGTGGATGGAGACATAATACTTTACAGATGTGGCTTTGCAGCTCAAAGCAAAGTATATAATTTATCGATACCTCTTTTTCAAGAAGAGATACCTAAATTTAAATACAAAAAAGACATGACAGCTTGGTTAAAAGACCAAGGCAAAGACAAATCTGAGTATCATGTAACTGTAGACACAGTTATTGAACCAGTTGAAAATGCTCTTAATAATGTTAAAACTGTATTAACAGAAATAAAATCATTTTTATCTAACAGGTTCGGTGACATAGAAATGGAAATCTTTTTAAGTGGAAGAAGTAACTTTAGAGATAACATTGCTACAATAAAAGTATACAAAGGGAATAGAGATCCTTTACATAAACCTCATTGGTATGATGAAATTAAAGAATATCTCAGATCCGTATGGAAAGCTGAAGAAGAAGAGCATCTAGAGGCAGACGATATTCTTGCAAAATTACAAGGTAATAATACTTGTATAGTAACTACCGATAAAGATTTAGACCAGATTGCTGGGTGGCACTACAACTGGGTAAAGGACATACTCTATGAAGTATCTACTGAACAAGCAGTACACAGTAAATATATTCAAATATTAACTGGAGATTCTACAGATAATATAGAGGGGATTCCAGGGATGGGTCCTGTTGGAGCGGAAGAGCGCCTTAAGTGGTGCTCATCAATAGAAGATTACGAGCAAGTCCTAAAAGAAGAGTACGAGTATTTTTTTGACAGGACTGAGAAAGGCATCCAAAAGTGTAACGAATACGGTATGACTTGGGATAAAATCTTAGAAGAAACTAGACAATTAATAACTTTAGGAGAAAAATATGAACTGGAACAAAAATAATATACTAGGAGAAATACTTTCCTATGTTGCCATCGGATTTTTTATAGGGTTTGTTAGCTACATAATATATTTATATTCATTGGCTAATTAGATTATGAAGAAAAAAAATGATGTGCAAGATACTCTAAATAAAGCTGGTATAGAAAGACTTTGGCGCGGAGTTAGTAAAACTAACGTAAAGGACATAGAAGAGTTGAGTAGAGCAAGTCAACTGAGAAAGGTTCTTAGACAAAAGGACATAAAAAAATGGCTATCAGATACAGGTCAAAATTTGAAGAAGAAATTGCTAAAAAGTTAAAAGGAAGCAGAGCTAGATACGAAAAACTTATAATTCCTTTTTATAAAGTCCATACGTACAAGCCTGATTGGGTTTTACCTAATGGAATAATAATTGAGGGAAAGGGTAGATTTACTTCCTATGACAGAGCGAAACATTTACTAATACAGGAACAACAACCTGAGTTGGATATCAGGTTCGTATTTAAATATGATAACAAATTACATAAAACGTCTAAAACTAGGTATTCAGAATGGTGTAAGAGACACGGATTCAAATACACTTTTTCGGAAGTACCTAAAGAATGGATAAAAGAGAAGAAGAAATCTATTACTGTTTCAGATGTGGAAGTGAGTCTGAAAAAGGATTAGACAACGAAATGGCGATATGTCATGAATGCGGGGAACACGCAGTTATATCTGTGCTCATGGCTTTTGACATAATCAACAGCCTCTACCTACGTGGAGAGCTTAACTTAAACTACGAGGAAAATGAATATGAGGAAATATGCTACGACCCTGGTGATTCCTGATGCTCACGATGGTCCTGAACATAATAAGGATAGATTCGAAGCTCTTGGAAACTTTATTGTTGAAAATAAACCTGACAATATAGTTCAAATAGGTGACTTTATGAACCTAGATTCTATAAACTTTTTTGATACTAACAAGCCTTTAATAAAGGAAGGTAAAAGATTAAAAGATGATATAGACTCAGGCATAGAAGCTTATGAAAAGATAATGAAACCTATACGTAACTTGTGGAAAAAGCAAGCTAGGTGGAAGACAAAGAAGTATAATCCAAATAGACACTGGTTGTTAGGAAATCATGAAGTTAGAACTTGGAGATATACCTTAGACAAACCTGAGTTAAGTGGATTTATACCCGAGACAGATTTTGTTGGAGCTGGTAAAGACAAGTGGAATATAGTAGAATATAGACATTACGTGTATATTGATGGCACGGCGTTTACACACGCACCAATGAATAGAAGAGTTAATCAACCCATAAGCGG